CCACTCTAATTTACTTTTAGGTTTTTGTTTTGTCATAAACTACCTGTTGAATCTTGACAAGATCCACTCCCAGCCAGCTTTAATTTTGTCCCAAACTTTGCAACAAATATTTTTACATTTATTAATCATTTTTTTTCTCCTCAATTTCGTAAAAGAAGTTGTCCGTATCTTCGGTCTTCCATTTACGTGTATCTTCTACATTCCACTCTGATGTCTGCACCTTCCAATCTGGAATCTCATCTTTAACTGTAAAAGATGGTATGTCCCATATTAGTCTGTTGTTTGGCTGTGCCGCATAATTACCATCATCTAAGGCAAGTATGTGTGCGCACTTATGTTCGTGCGGAATTTCAGAATGATCTGTATCTACTATATTACTCTCTGGGTGTGCAAAATCAACCGTAAAAAGATAAGCACCACTGTGCCATTTTTTATCTTTACCTATGTATTTGCCAGATTGTCCGTCTAAGATATCCCAACTAGTAACAGCAGGATAATAACTGAAAGAATTCCAAAGCTCCAACTCATCAAGTCTACGTTTAGGAACGTTCTTTGGATCAAAGCCTCTTTGAATAAATGCAGATATCGGTAGATGATAGAAGACAGCTCCATTTTCCATAATACAATGAAAAAGTATGGGACGGCCAGTAATAGCCGTAATACCAAACACAATGCAGTCTTCAACTTCACCATGATGTTTTTTAAGGTCATATAAATATTCTCTCCTAATTTGAGCATATGTTACAGGAATGTTTGCATTTAAGTAAGCCATAATTAATCATTTATACTTCCCCAATTTTTACCGTGTTCGTAGTCTACTTTGTTTGGGACTTCCAAAGTTACGGCGTGTTCCATAATCTCAATAATCTTTTTAGCCTGAGCATCTGTCTCGATAGATAGATCAAGCTCGTCGTGTATTTGTATATGCGGTATTATCCCTTCTTTGTAAAGATCTAACATTGACTTTTTTGTCATGTCAGCTGCTGACCCTTGTATTAATTTGTTTAATGCTTTGTAGGTGTAGGCTCTCTTGATCCCCGGTCCATGTTCCCTTAACGCATCTTCGTGTGTCATGGCTTTATGCATACCAAATTGATTCGGTTCCCATAAATGAAACCTGCATAGTCTGCCTAGTAAAGTTCTTATCTGTCCTCTGTCCTGTGCTCGGTTAGATGCTTTCTCCATAAGCTGTTTAACAAAAGGTACTTTAGCATGATACGTATTAAATAGTTCGGCAGCTTTGTCTTTAGTTACACCCAACTCTGCCTGTAATTTGTTTTTACCCATGCCATAAAAAAGACCCAAATTGATCGTCTTGGCCTGTGATCTAGGTATGTCAGCCATATCAGCTACAGTCTGGTGGAAGTCTGAGTTAGGATCATTCTCGTATGCATCAACAACATCATAGACTGAGGGCAACTTATACAAAGCTGCGTAGTGTACAACGAGTCTTGGTTCTTGTTGTGAATAGTCAAAACATCCCCACTTACAACCGTCCTCTGGAATAAATAAACTTCTTATCTTAGGTCCTAGATCCTTGTTCCTTGCAGGTATTTGCTGCAGGTTAGGATTCTGATAACTAAATCTACCTGTCACTGTGCCACCTGTCTGTGATCTTAGCTGATTAATCTCTGCATGTATTCTGCCTTTATGCTGATAACGTAATATAGAATCTATAAATGTTGTGTGTGCTTTGTTTATCTCCCTAGCTTTAGCAATCATGTTCACGACAGGATGTTTATGTTCCTGTAAAAAGTTTTTGGTAAAGCTTGGAGCTTGTGTTTTATCTGTTCTTGGATACTCTAATCGTAATACATCAAACACTTCTGATATAGATCTAGCTGCCCAGATCTGTGTGTCGATGTTTGTTTCTCTTTTAATTTCGTAAAGTAATTTATGTTCTTGTTCTATAAGTTCTTTTTTAATTTTGTGTGCGCCTTCTACATCTACCCTGACGCCTTTAAATCTCATGTCAACTAGACACGGAAATAGTTCTGTTTCTAAATCAAATATATCTTCTAAATCCTGGTGTATAATTTCTTTTTTCATCTCTTGCCATAAACCAAACGTAGCTTCGGCATCTCGTTCTGCATAAGAACCTACGTGTAATGACGGAAGTTTGTACATCTCTGACTTAGGATCAATACCCCACTCTGCTGCAGCTTCTGCTAACGCAGCTTCGTTCTTACCAAAACCTAAATACTTCCATGACAAACTATTAAGATCGTATCTAAATCTATTCTCATCTGTAATTGCTGCGGCTATCATTGTATCTACAATGTCACCATTAATTTTAAAACCCATAGCACGTAGCCAGCAAACATCGTACATGGCGTTGTGAAATATTTTTGTACTGTCAGCTTCGAGTACATCTTTTAACCAAGACAAAACTCTTTTCTTATCCATGTTGCCACCACCCTGGTGTGCAATAGGAAAGTATCCTTTGTAATGTGATGTAGCAACAGCTATACCTATAACTTCTCCGTTACCAATCACAGCTCCTGATCCTTTCTTTATAAGATCTGGATCTCTTGTCTCTAAGTCTATTGCAATCTCATCAACCTGTCTAAGATCTGGAAATTCTGTAGGAATATTCCACTCAGTCTGTGCTTCAAACTTTGGTATTTTCATAATCTCTTTCCAGTATCATTTCTAGATAGTGTATTGCTTTTTCTATGTCGGCTGCTTTTCCTTTCACTGCATGTCTGCATATGTACTTTATAGCGTTCCCCTCCGCAAATTGCAACTTATTCTTGTTTATAAACTCTGCTGGCTGTATGGCCATGTACATGTAATGTGTTCCCGAAACTTGTTTTAAGTATGGGTTTTCTTTTTTCTTAGATGTCATATCCGTTTCTCTCCTGTTTTGCTTCCATAATGTATAGGTTTTGTTTTGTACGTGTTACACCCACATACCAAACTCTGTGTTCTTCTTCTCTCTTGTCTTGGTCCTTCTCTACCGCATCTCTTATTTTTTTTGTGTTATCTAAAATAAGTAAAACATTCTCTGCTTCTCCACCCTTTGCTGCGTGTATGGTAGATAGTTTTACTCTTGATGCTTTAGATAATTCTTCTCCGTTCTGTCTCATTAATCTTATGTATAAAGTGTCCTCTGGGTGTGTCTCAAACACTTCATACCATCTTTGTGTAATGCTGTAGCCAAATTCGTTTAAATCATAAAGTCTTTCATCTGTGTGGTCAAAAGGTTTATTTAAAAATTCAAATAGATCTCTGCATTCTGTAATTGATAACAGCGTACCTTCACGCCATCGTTCGTAATTTAAAATGTTTCTAAACAATCTTTCATTATAACTTTTTCTATTTTTGTATTCGTAATAGATACCTCTGTCATGTAGCTGTTGTTGTAGTGATCTAAGTTTAGAATGTGTTCTGCCTAGAATTAACCATGTTCCCTGTTCAAGGGGCACATCTTCTATTGACGTAACTCTTTGTACAGATCCTTCTTCATCACGTGGTTGCCATATTTTGACCAACTTTCTGTCCTCTGGTATACGTTCTAGTATACAATTAGCTAGTGTTTGCACGGCTTTTGGCACTCTGTAAGATTGTGGCAAAACTATGTCTTTTGCTTTTTCTTTCTGAAATCTGTGAACATCTGCTCCGGCCCAACCGTAAATGGCTTGGTCATCATCGCCTGCTAAAATAATGTGTTTAGATTGTGACTTTAATATGTCAAACATTTTCCATTGTATTGGCGATAGATCTTGTGCTTCGTCAATAATAACTACGTCAAACTTTGGACACAAATTAGACTCATTAAATCTTTCGATCATGTCGGTAAAGTCTACTAACTTGTAAGACTTTTTATAATTGTCAACCTCATCTTTTAAAATTTTTAATAATCTTTTATCGATGCTTTCAGAATATAAATCTGTATTGTATTCATCAATAACATCTATTTCCTTGATCCTTGCTGCGTTGATAATGTTAAAGTATTCGCTATCAGAATCTACAAAGCCTGTCTTCTCTTCTCCGTTTGTGTAAACGGTAACTTCTATACCCACTTCACTACCAATATCTTCGTAATGTTCTTCTTGCATGACATTACTTTTCTTTAGTCCTAACTCTGCAAAACATAATGCATGTAATGTTTTAAAGTATGGAATATCTTTTGCTTCTAATGCTGTGTGATAATCTAACATTCTATTCTTAGCTTCGTCCGCAGCTTTTGTTGTGAATGCAAAATAACCTATCTTGTGTAAGGGTGTGCCTAGTTTGTAAAATGTTTTCACATAGTTTAACAGTTTAGTTGTCTTCCCTGTTCCGGGAGGCCCGAGTATTTTTCTAATCACATTATCTCCGTTTCATGTTTTAATTTTGTATGGTGTATAGGTACTTCTTCAAACTGTTCTATGTTTATCATTACTACATTCTTTGTAGGTGTATTGTATTTACCTTTTTCTTTTGCAGGAAATCTTTTTTGATCTAGAAAGTCGATGTCACATTCTTTGTATGTCTTTCTCATCATAACACCTGTCTTATCTTCACCGTGTTTCCAATTCTTTGCTTTTAGTCTGTCGTAGAATTTATCAAATTTAAAATAAGCATAGCCTTCTTCTATTAGAACTGTACCTGATTTAAAGCTAGCATCATTCATAGCTTTAGGTCCGTTAATTTTTGCATGTAATAAGTCGTGTAGTTTTTCTTTAGGTGATGTACCGATAGGAGGATTAATTGTTTTCTGTGTTTTAAATAATGCTTCTAATACAGTTTGATCTTCTTGACCTTTAATAATTGGTGGTGGAAATCCTGCATGTTTTGTGATAGCATTCCGTCTCTTTCGCTGATCTGTAACATGTTCTACAGTCTTACAATGCACTGTCGCCTTACCAATACCATCTGGTCTAGTTACATCAAATTCATATTCTGGATCTGGATCAATGTCTATTTTTCTTAGGTTAGTTAGTACAGGATAAGATCCTTTAGATCCGGCAAGTACACCAAACTTTTTCTTTACGCATATACCTTTCTTACAATACTCACTGATAGGACTCTGTGTACATGTATAACCTTTTTCTGATTTGTTCCATGATCTAAGCTTTGCGTTTAGTGTTTGTTGATCCCACGCATTTGCATGCACAGTCTCAAAATATTTTACAGGTGCATTCTTTACTTTTTGTTGCCAGCTGTCAGGATACTTCATTTTTACAAAGACATGATAGTTGTACATAAATCTATCTTTACCATCAAAGCCAGTCTTATTTGTAACTTTAGATAGTAAAGCTAAACAAGGTGGACCTTCTGTAAACTCTTCGTCAACACCTTCCATAGATTTAGATTCCATTTCATCTGTAATTCTTTTTAAATCTTCTGCTGTAGTTAGATTAGCTTCTGCTACTTTTATAAATTGTTCTAGTGTAAAGAATGTGCCATCCATATTGATAGCTCTACGTTTCTTGCTTTCAAAATATGGTAGATTAATAAACTGTCCTGGTTTTAATATCCCCGTTTCCGGATCCTTTGTCAGTTGTGTCTGCTTAGGAAATATCTCACAGTCAGGTTTTAAATTAAATAAAGGTAATAGATTACTTAAGAATGATACAACTAATGTTGATGGCACAAACTCTGCCATAAATAAATATAGATGTAAGCCACCACTTTTAGATTCTATAGGTATAAGAGGTAGATCGTATTTTTGTATTGTTTCTAGATAAAATTGTTTGTTAAAGCCTTCGTATTCTTTAGGGTCAATATCGATAACGCCAAACTTAGCATCACCGTTTTCATTTGTAGGCTGTGCACCAACAGATTTCTCACCTGTTAAATGGTCTTGATAAATTTGATCAGTGAACTCTTCGTAGGTCCATCTGTAGTCTGGTTTTTTCTTTCCGCTTTCTGGGTCTACGGTAGCGTTGCTCCAATCTGCGATACCATACGCATGCCTATAGCCATTAAATATTTTTACATATCCATTCATAATTATCTGTGTGTAGGCCGCGCAGTCTCCCAGGCGGCCTACTCATGCATGATTCCAATTAAGGAACTTAGAAGTGAGATTGAGACCCTTTCGGTTTCTCTTCACCATGTTTAGCTTTTACACTTCCTTTAGAAATGCTTTCACTAAACGTTTTTGCTTGCTGGTAAAGACCTGTGTCCGTTATGGGTCCTGCCTTACTTACATCCCAACCAAACCATGTACCTTTGTCGTTAGACATCTGTGTGGTTTTTAGTCTGTAAATATGGCTAAAAGATGCCGGTGTAAATAACCCGTTCTTACCTTTTAGTTTAATACCCGACATCATTGAATTCCATTTTCTACTAATTTTTAATTGAGTAGATTTCATAGATATCAACGCAGTCGTTGGACTATCTCCTGTGATAATTACAAAATGTGATGCAGTCTTCTCAACATAATTACCATTAGGTAATCTGTCTTTGTAGTTTGCATCTGCTTTTGTTTGAGACATAATGTCAGAAGAAGAGTCATGTACAGCTACTGGTCCGCCTGCACCTTCTCCTCTATCTTTCCATTCTACGTACTCTAACTTATAATATGCAGGAATGACATCTATGCCCTTCGCTCCATCGTATAAGTCGCCTGACACAGAATTGTATATCATTCCTGGTTCAGCACCTTCGACATACTTACCATCACGTTTGTTAACTTCTGGTGAAAGCTGTCCAAGGATTTTTAAGAAAGGTAGGGCTAGATCTTGTTGACCTATATTACCCAAACCTTTTGCTGCATCTTCTTCAAACACATTGCTTGGAAGACCTGCAGTCTTTTTTTCTGCTACTTGGTTCATGTTTATTTGCTCCTTGTTATTTTTGTTCTGTTGCCTGTGAACATGTTAAATAAGTCAGATGGCATCTCGAGTCCAGCCTCCAGACGCTCCCTGACTAATGCTTTAAGTGTCATAGGTTCAACCTTTAATTTCTGGACAGGTTGGTATCCTTGACCTTGTGCAAGGTTCGCATAAGCGATTGCCTTGTTGTCCTCGTTACGACCAAAAGCAACGGTAACCTCATTTTTAATAAGATCACCTAGGCCGTTTTCTCGAAGCCAGTTATATGCTCCTTCCTTTTTTGCTACAGGAATGGAAGCACCATAGACAGGTTTCACTTCTACTGAAGATCCATCTGCTAATTTTAAAGTAGATATATTCATCTCTTGCATCATTGTAGGAATAAC